ACTGCCTGGTCTGTGAACAGACTTTTTAGCCTTGCATAGACGTTATTAAGGATTTTGATGTGCAAGGCTCCGTCCTCTGTGGATATAGATTCTACATCCAGCGCCTGTCCGTCTTTAAATAATACAATCATGTGTATCGCCTCCTTTTCGGCATGAAAAAAGAGCCTTTTGGCCCGTTTACAAGTTCTAAATTTATTCAACTAAATAGCAATATCGGCAAGTGGCATATGGTGCGGCAAGCTGTAACCGTACCGGGCGGTGCCACTGCCGTAAACATAAGCTTATCCGACATAGTAGCGGACTGCCCGGTTATAGCACAGCGTATCACCAGTGTCGAGACTGTCGGTGTCGTAGGGGCACGAGCGTATGCTGGATATGTTACCCTATCGCTTACCGCTATGGTATCGTCCTCAGATGCGCAAGTTGCATTTTCAATTGTTTATTACTGCTAAAAATAATAATTATGCGTGCCAGTCAGATATAGTTCCGCCCATTATTTTGCAATACCGCACGGTATCTGCACCTATGCCTTCAAAGGTAATGGCTGCCCGTGCTGGGTCTGGCGGACATTTTACCGTAACGATATTTGGTACCCCGGCCACTGGTAAACTCTGGTTATATGCATCACTCAAGGCACCAGAGTATAAATATATGATTACCGGCTCGTTTGGAGCGTAGGCTGCCCGCAATGCGACGGTATTATCATACAAGGATTTATTTGCGTAGGCTGGGCCGGATGCACTAACCTCATAATACAATGTTTTTATACCTATTTTGCTATTTAGTGCATCAACTCCCAATGCCTTTCTTAGGTTCGCAAACGAGATTTTTTTAAGTACCGATGTGCCTATCGGTATAAGGTCTGTGTCCTCCGCTGTGGTTTGTGCGGTTAAATCCTGTAATGTTTTTATAATACCTGTAAAACTTGCCATTTTATTTACCTCCTTAATTTAACTGGATGACTACATAGTCTACAGTGTAGCTTGAGCCGGACTTTATGTTCGGCCCGTATGCGGTTACTTTCCCGTCACTGCTTCGCACGTACGGGACAATAGCCTCTGTAAGGCAATTCGCTAAAACAAAATATTTATTGGATGAACTGTAGTTTGGCACATCCGCTATGGCAAGCCATGTGCTAGATGTGGATGTGGAAATAACCCTGCCCTTAGATACAACTTTTGGCAAAAATGTATCCGTGGATACATTTGACGATTTTTGGCTAGCATCCACCATGACAAGTCCGTTAGACCCGGCGGACAAAAAGCTACCGTCGGCGGCCACTATCGCCAGACCGTTGTTGTATAGCGTGGTTGACATTAAGTAATCGCTAAATTCCAGGTTGTTGTTAGTCATGCTTGCATATCGTTCATTTGGATTGCCCTTGTCCGTTTCTATAGTGATACCGTTGTACTTTAAGACAGCGGACAGGGTGTGCTGTTCGCTGCCCTTTGTCATCGTGCTGTCGATTTTGACTTTTCCATCTGCAATTTGGGATGTACCCTGTATCCTAGAGCCTATATCATCCAAGATGTCAAATTCGTTGTTAAAAACCGCACCGTCGAATTGGTATCCTTTAAAAGTATCGGCTTCTATGTTTTCCGCCACAAACTTGTATACCTCCCATTCCCCACTCCTGTATATGTAAGTGGTGCCTGGGCTATAGATTGTTGTATCCTCTTCTACTGCTCTCAGAACCCCCATAGGTGCCCCTGTATACCTCCAGAGCATCCCCTCATGTGCGTTGTCTGGCGGAGCATCAGACTCCGATAGTCCTGTCGGGTCTCCGTCTCTTACAACTGCTACACTTTTTACACCTACAAGTGTCTGGTCGCTGTTGGTCGCATAAAATCTGCATCTTAGCTGTATTACGTCCGTGAGCGTGGAGCCTAGTGCATCTCCAGTTTCGGTTCCAAAAGCATCTCCGGTTTCGGTTCCAAATAACCACTGTAGATAGTATCTTACCGTGCTTTCAGGCTCCCGTGATTCGTAGGCAACTTTCCATGTCTTTCCGTCTGTTGTCTGGTCAATCGCAAATCTTCCGGCATAAGGATGTTTTTCTACATCCGTTCCCTCTTGGTAAAATGTGGAAAAATCTATATATGGTACCGTGGGCGTACCGTCTAAAGCACAGTGGACAATATCATCGGAGGATTCCACGAGATACGTTCTTCCCGCTCCGTCGGTACCGTCGGAGACATCGATAAGTGTTACCTCTGCAAAGCATTTTATGTCTCCAGTGGCATCCAGTGCTTCAAAGCGATATACCGCTTTTTCAGTCACGTACTCGGCATTTATCGTTATAGTTATATCGTTGGACAGTTCAATTCCGTCTTTGTACCACTGTATTTTTAGGCCCGTGATTACCGATGTTCCCCTTGTTACCCGGGCTGTTAATTCCGTGGTTCCCTCACCGTTTTTAAAAATAGTTCCGTTCGACGTGATGATATCCCCTCTATACGGGATTCCAGCCTGTACCAACGCCTCTAGCCTTTTTTGTATATCACTGGATAATTTATTTTCCAACGCTCTAAAGTTTGCAAAAGTGGTCTTGTTTCTGTCCGGCTTAGAAAAGCTAATTTCCTGTTCACTTACTCTTGCTTCCAGGAGTAAAAGTGGAGCGAATCCATTGTCATGTATCTTTATAGTGTCCCCTATTTCCAACTTAATAAATCCGTCCACCTCATAGGTTATTGCGGGCATGTAGACAGATTTCAACTTTGCCAGTGCCTGGCCGTATAATGTATTTACGTTCTTGGTCTCATAAGTCCAGTCCAAATTGATGTATCTGTCTCCCGTGGGGTCTACTACTTGGCTTGGATATTCGTCCCGCAGTGCCGGGCAGAGGATGTGCGTATCCCCTTTTGGGCTGCGAAATAGAACATTCCCGTCCTCATCCAATTCTGTCTTATCCAGTGTGGAGATATTTAGTCCGTCTGTGCCTATCGGCTTTATAGCTGTGTAAAGTCCAGTCTTATCAACTGTCCTGCGAATTTCCTTTATCTCCTTGCCATAGTACAGAGTAACATCTTTTCGCCTTGTCCCAACACCTTGGTGGCTATCATCGTGTTTCCGGTACACATTCAGTACAATCTTATCCAGAGTCCCGTCTCGGTTTAGATGCGTGGCAAACTCACATTCTGCATCAAACTTGCTCACCAGGGACAGGAGCCTGGCAAGCTTCGTGTCCTGCCCCGTCCATTCAAGACTCCGAGACAAGTCTGAAACCTCGTTGATTCCAACTTGCAATTGTGCGTATTGTATTCCGAGTAGGCTCAAATATTGGACAAAGGTTTTCGCCGCAGGAGCCTTGTATTCCGGACTTGTCTCGTTTAAAAGTTCCAAGTTCAGATTCTCACAGTAGCAGGTCAGCTTTTTCTCTGTTTCCTCCACCTTCATAATATTGAAAAGGTAGCTCTTATTTCCATAAGAAAACGAGATGTACCCCTTTTCCGTCAGAAATTCCAGATCCGGATTGCCGGTCTTTGGTACCGAAAAGTCAAAGGTACTCGTGGCCTCTGCCAGATACCTGTGCCATGTATCGTCAAAATAGTGCAAGGTGTTTGGCTTCTCATTGTCCAAAAATGTAACCCGGCTCAGCGTCTTATCGTGCACACTTATAAGCATTATAACCACCTCTTTCTGTATTCAACACTCACGGTCGGATGACTCTTGCACCAAGACGATGTGTAAAACTCTATATCGGTTTCCCCCACTGGAAGCATGGGAAATTCACTTCCGTCTACAAGTTCGTCATTGGCCGGTAGCCCGTCCACCGTGATACTGTCAGACTCTGTATCTATCACAATTTCGCTTCCAGCGGCATATCGGTTTGGGATGTCTCTTAGCTTGTTTACGTAGTCCTTGCGGCCCCTAAGTTCTCCAACACCCATAACCGTAACCAGTTTTCCCCATGATGCATATTGCCCAATAAATACCTGTACGCTTGCCACTTTTACGTTAGCCAGTTCCGGTACATTTATCTCATAGTATTTGCCATAATAGAAAAAACGTATCTTGCTGCCAATTTTCAAAATATCCTCATAACCTTTGCTGTAGATAAAACTATTGTCCTTTTCATAAATAGTGGGTGTAAAATCCCACCTAAACGCTTCTCTTATCGAGTTTCCTCCAACCCAGGCCTGTGCATAAGCTTTGTTGCCCACCATATCATCCTTATGCACCTCAAAAGCCGCTATAAGATTATTGCTTGCGTCTGTCAGCATGACTTGAATAAGGCCTGTCTGTGCAATCAAACCCGTCATAAATTGCAACCGAAACCACAGGTAAAAGTTCTTTGCCCCGACCTCTCCATTACTATCGGCTGGTAAGTCCCACTTTCTACTGCCGCCATGCCAGTGCGTGCCAGTCCCCTGTGAGCTAAGCCTTAAGTATCCGTCACTTGCAAGATTTAGCGTGCCGTTATTTAAGATTGCTGGGTTTTTAGGATTAGTCCCGGTATATGCTACATAGTCAGACATTCCTTTTGTAAGGACTTCGCTTTGTTGGTAAGGTTCCGTGTCAGCTTCATCGCGGTTTCCCATTTCAAAAGTGCCGCCAGGATGCACAATTCCGAGATATCCGTTTTCTGTAACATGTTTAATTCGGTAGACCGGGTATACTGCAGCACTGCTGTCATTGTCCACATGGGCTGTCAGGATGCCATTTTCTGCGGCTGCCTTAACTTGTACAATATCTACAGAGTGTGCAACTCCATCAGGAATAATCCAGTTAATTTCGCCTTTTCCTAAAAATACAATTTCTTCAAAATCTAGGGCTCCAGACGGAATTGCATAAAACACCTTATTTGGCATATTGGAAAATATCAAAGGCTTCGGTTCGTCTACATTCAATATTTTTTGTAGTGCGTCGTATTTCTCCTCTATGTTATACTTTACTCGAAATGGCATGTGTATTGTTTTCTCTTTATACGCAGTATATTGGAATACAGCCCCCAATACGTTGTCGGCACTAGTATTAATCTCCGGGTTCCAATTCGCCCCTACAAACGGAGTAAAACCTTGCGTAACATCTATATATTGATTTAACTCTATTCCATTAAATTTTACTGATAGACTCATGTTATCACCCCGTTTATTCTATTTCTTAGTCTCTGGTTTGCTGTTAGCTGTTCTTGCATCGGCACTGCTGTGCTTCTTGCGATTTCACGGCTATCCACCACAAGAGAAGTAGTTACAGGCCTATTCGACAGCTTAACAATGGCCCTAACAAGGTCAGTGTTGTCATTGGTGCTACTTCTAGTTATTGCCTGCGGCGAATAGGATTGCGTTTGAAATCCATTTCCAATTGCCGCCTCCGCGGTGATTGCGGGAAGTTTTATAGCCTCTGCCACCCTCTCCATTGCTTTTACAGGGAGGTGGGCGTATTTTTCAAGCCCTTCTGCTTGCCCTTGCATCAAGTATTTGGCAACCCAATCCTTCATCCATTTTGAAGGAGATTTTTCTTCATATGAGTGGGCTGTCGCAGCTTTAACTCTCGCCGCCGCTGACTGTGCTGCCGCCACCGCCGTGTCTGCATTGTTTTGTATGCCTATTGCCAGACCTTGCATGAGATAGGCTCCAATTTGCATGAATTCACTTTGAAGCCCATTGAACACTCTTGGGAGTGCTGCGGCAAGCGACCTTAGTTCAGCGATTACGGCTCCGCGCCTGTTGGAGATTCCGTTTTTCAGTCCTTCGTCTATGTTCTGTCCATAGTTTGTGAACACTGTAGACGGGGAATGTATTCCAAGCGGATTTGCAAAATTATCTTTAGCTGAATTAGCCAATCTTGTTACCGCGTCTTCCACCAATACCTGATTCTTTTGTATCCCCGCGGATGCTCCAGCGGGGACTTGGCTTCCCAACGTTTCCCCAGAAGCTCGCACCTGACCGACACTATTAGTTATACCCTGGGCGAGGTTATTCCCTGTGTCAGCTCCTATGCTTGCAAAATCCGCAGCTGCCATTTGGGTTCTCAAACTCCCCTGTGTTTGAGTGACAAGACCTGTAATGGATTCAGATATTCCACTGCCTTCAAAGTCAAATGCTTTTTTCAGAGATTCTGTTGCAGTAGTTCCCCCATTGTCAAATGCCGCATTGAGTTGTTGTAATTCTTCATCAGAAGCCGTTACGAGCGCCGCCACGTATCCTGCGGACTCTGGCCCGGCATCCCTCAGCTTGTCAAGTAAGCCTTGTCTCACTCCTCTGTCGGCGAGTATAGTAATATTATCAGCCCATTCGGACATGACTTGTTGATTGGTCTGTAGGTTCGCTATCATCTCCTGCACAGACATGGTTTGTTCATTACTCAATGCGTCAAACATGTTTGTGGCCTGTTCCTCATACTCCTGCCATTTTGAGTTCATGGAGTCAACGGCTTCTTTCTGTGAATCAGACAACAAAGCGTAAGACATTGTTTGATTCATCACGCCATTTTGTATCGCGGCATCAACCTCGGCCTGAGATGATACAATTGCGGCATTTGTGTCTTCTGCCTGCGTTTTTAAGCTTGCATTGTTTTCTTCCTCTGTTTTAATTGCCGCATTTGTTTCATCGAGTGCCGCTTGATATGACTTTTCATCTTCCAGCATTTTTATACGGTGCTGGTCGAACTCTTGCGCAGTTACATTTCGATTGTCGGCCATCTCTTTTTCAAGCGATTTTCTTTTTTCATAGAGAGCATTCAGGTTGCCCTCACTCTCTGCGATATCTTTATTGATATCTACAATCTGTTTTTGTGCTTCTTGTGCCTTTTGTGCGGCTTGAAGAGTTTCTACGCGCTTTTTTAATTGCGCAGTGCCAACTGACAAACTATCGCTTTCTTTATCGTAAGCAAGTCCTAAACCCTCCACAGAGCCATTCAAGGACTCTACAATCGCTTGTATTCTTTTCTTTTCCGTTGCGGTTTTGTGTTCAGAATTAATAAGGCTCTCCAGTTCCCCCACAAGGCCGTTATAAGCATCCGTGGCTACATCAATATCCTCTATTTCTGTGTTCCGGGCAGCTATGTTTTCCTTTATCTTTGCGGTGGATTCACTAGTCTTTTTAGTTAGCTCTTCCGTGGCCCCCACAATCTCATTCGTGGAGCTTGTTGCTTCATCAAGCTGTTTCTTTTGCAATGCCATCGCCCCGGTGAATATGCCTACCAGAGTAACCACTACCCCTATTGGACTTGTTAAAAAACCTATGGCCGCATTAAAAGCTGTTGTTGCTGCTGTGGCTGCTATAGTTGCCGCCTC